AGACTGCCGAACCCACAACAACGCAATCACAGGCTGCGTCAAAGCGATCAGCGCACGAGGTGACACATGATCCTGTCAGCATCCCAACTATGCGCACTCACCGGCCGCGTGCGCCCATCCGCGCAGCGGCGTACCCTAGAGCCCCGCCGCAGCCACAAACAGCTCATCCACCTGCGCCGCCGTCGCCAGCCCTTCGGCGATCATGAGCGCGATCAGCGGGTGATCCCGGCGCACCGACAGCGCATATTCCCACTCGATCTGCGCGGCCCGGCGCTGCGGCATGGGTAGCGCGTCGATCACGCCCTGCGCGGCGTCGAGCAACCCGGCACTGAGCAAGGCCAGACGGGCCTGTCGCATCGCGACTTCCTGCGGCACGCCCGGCCCCGGATCTGGCTCGGGCTCGGGCTCGATCGCCGGCAGCGGCGCATTGCCCGCCTTGACCCACGCGAGGTAGTTGCGCCAGCGCACGTCCGACTTGATCGGGCGGACGTGCTCGTTGGTGGCGGTGATGATCACGCCGAGAAGGTGGTGGAGGCGGTACATCAGGCGACCTTGTAGTAGCGGTAGACGACAGGCAGCCCAGTGCACGATATTTGCAGAGACTGCCGGAAAGGCACCCTCGAAAACGCGAGGATGCTGTCTTTCAGCACGCCAGCGCAGAATCTTCCAGCCCCGGAAACGACCGTCCCGGAATATGAAAAAGCCACCACCCCATCAATCGTCACCGTGATTGATGCCGCTACGGAGCTGCCGGAGCTGTTTGTTATGCCGACAAGCTCGATGACCCCAGCGCCCGTGTAACTATGTACCCCCCCAGCCGCCAGCGTTTCCACAATGCCCCCCGTGTCAAAACTGCCAAACACCGTAGCGGCGAAGCTGGGCAGGCCACCCGCGATTGGCGGACGGCTCGTCGGGTCGTCTGTGCAGTACTGCGCGTCAGCTTCGATGCCGTCGATCTTGTCAAGCTTCCCCGCCCGCGCATCGCTCCACACCGCATTCGACAGCGCAGTCGCAGATGCAGCGCGCGTCGTGATGTTCGCGTCGAGCTTGTCGAGGTTCGCCGCCCGCGTAGCGGTCAGCCGGTCGATCAGTGTCTTCAGTTTTCCGGGCACGCCGGCAAGCATTGTCCACATATCATCAGCCCCAAGTCGTAGAGTTCACGTTGCCGCTGGCGTCATACTCAATGGTCAGCGTGCCGATCGTGTTAGGCGGCATGCCGTCGATGTTGTACGCAAACACGGCCACGGTCAGGTTGTCGGTGGCGCCGCCCGTCGTGCCCCAGGTGCAGGTCGCACGCAGCCACTCGGCGCCCTTGTTCCACAGCATCCCGCTCGGCTTTTCGGCCGTGCCGCCGCTCCACGAGTAGTTCCAGCCAGGCGCCGCGCCAAGCGCCGCAATGTCGCGGATGGCTGCAAGGTTGGTCCGCACCGATGCCGCAAAGGCGGTGATGTTCTGCGTTGCGGGGTCCGGTTTCGCCGGATCGAATTGGGTGTATGGCATGGATTAAACGCCCTCGAAAGTCCATCGAAAGCCCCCGGCGACTTGCGCCCCGGTGGCAGGGTTGAAGAGATACACGTCGAAGCTCGACGGGTCTCCGGTCACGATCGCATCTACTGTTGCGGTGCGGGAGGCGGTGCCGAGCGGCGTGATCGTGATGGCCTTGACGGCCGCGTAATCGTTGGCCAGCGTGATCGTCTTGCCGCCGCTCGACAGGCTCGTGCTCTCGCCATCCTCTTTGCGCGGCACCGCGTCGATGCGGACTTCGGCGCCGGGGGTCTCGACATAGACCACTTCGCCGCTCGCCGCCTCGATGCGCACCCTGGCGAATCGCCCCGTCGTCTTGGCGACCATCGGATACGCCGTCCACGCGGTGCCGTCCGGGCCGATATCCAGATACTCGTCGTGCGTGCCGACCAGACTGGTCGCTACGACCTCGGCTTTCCAGTTTCCCGACAGCGACAGACCGAAGTCCTCGGATTCGCTCGTCCAGGCCGATGCGGTCGTGTTGTAGGCGGCCATCGGCGCGCTGTAGCTCGAGAGCGCGGCCGTGAATTTGCTCGCCACCGTGCCGCCGTCCTCGGTCACCCAGCGCCGCTTGTCATCCAGCCTGCCGAGCGCGTACTCGGCCAGCCCGGACACCGTGGGCGCGTCGAACTCGTAGGAATCGACGAGGAAGGCGTTGCTGTCGAGCGTGACCGTGATCGTGCGCCGGGCCTCTACGGGCGAGTAGTGCCCCACCGAATCCAGCGCCTTGACCATGAACGCCCACGTCCCCGCAGGCACGTCCTTTGTGACCAGCCGCAGCGAATCCACGCGGTCGATCAGCGTGGCGGCGGCCCAGGTGTCGGTGGTCAGCCCATACCGCACCTCGTAGCGCCAGATGTCGATATCGACGGCCGGCTCCCACGATAGCCGCACCTCGCCGCCGACCTCGAAGCCGGTGAGTGATGGCACGTTGCCAGGCGCGAGTTGCTTGCCCTGCGCCGTGATCGTCGCAAACGCCACGACTGACGACGCCCCGGTGCGCGACACCGTGATGATGTCGAGCTGGTAGCCCCGACCCTCCTGCACCGACGCCGACGCCCACGTCAGCGCGGTGCCCGGCGCGGTGCCGGTCTGCACTACAGCGCCGCCCTGGATGACGTTGATTCGGTAGTGGTCGATCCAGGGGAAGTCCGGCGCCGCCCATGTCGCACGAATGCGGCTCGACCATGTGCCGTCCTGCTGCTGATAGACCTCTTCGGCCAGGGTGAGCGACGTGACCAGCAGCGGCTCACCCGGATCGGGCAGCGACGTGTCCGGGCTGGTCGGCTCGGTCGTCACGGCGTCGGAGTACGCGGCAGGGTCGTATTCGGTCAGGCTCAGACGGTAGCGCCCGGCCTCACCAGTGATGCCGGTCACGCGCATCTGCTTCGCGGTCAGACCGACGGGATGCGTGACCGCCACCACATCGCCGACCTCGATCTCGAGCGCCTCGTCGAACGTGTCCAAGTCGAAGGAGAGGTCGGACAGCGTGAGCTTGTTGAGGCGCTCGATCGCCTCGCGCGTGGCCTGCGCCGCGCGATGGATGCCGGGCAAGGTGATTTCCGAATCCCGGCGCGGCGTCGTTCCAGCGAGCACGCCCGGCGCGTAGGCCGTCACATACCCGTCCTTCCACGGCACGACCGACGTGTCGGTGTAGCGCACCATCATCACGGTCGGCGCATCCGTGATCGGGCGTTTGCGCAGCGCCCCGAGCGCGAGGATGTCGCCGGCTGCGTGGTCGAAGGTCCGCACGACCGCCGCGGGGCGATCCGGGATCAGCTTGATGCCGTCATCCCCTTGCACGATCCAGCATCCCGCGTAGGTGCGCAGCACGTCGGCGTGCTGATACACGTCGCGCACGTCGGCCAGGGTCACGCCGATCAGCCGGCGCGCTTCGCCGCCGACGATCTCGTCACAGGCGTTCGCCGCGGCCCCGACGCTGGCCCAGTCCACGATCCGGCCGGCCCCGTAGATGGGCGAGGCCAGGAAATCTGCGAGCGCGAGCGCCGGGTTTGTCGAGTACGCCGTCGTCGTGCTGCGCGGATCGTAGAGCTTGCGCCCGCGAATCACCGCCGCGATCTGCGGGAATTGCTCGATCGATGTCGGCACGCGGAAAACCGAGTAGGCAATCCCCGGCAGCGCGTCGGCGTAGGTCTCGCCGCGCGCTGCGAACGCAGCCACGAGCCACGGGTCAGTGGTCTGTCCCGACGTGCCCAGGTAGTTCGTGACCGAGACGCCAGCCGGCACACCCTTGTCGTCGAACGTCACCGCTTCGATGCCGTCGATCTCGCCTTCGCCCCACACGGCCTGAAAGATCCAGTAGCTGCCGTGCGACACGATGTTGGCAATCTGTGCGCCGATCCGGTCCCGCCCATACGTCACGCGGATGGGCGCGTTCTCGGCGGCCAGCGTGGCCTGGCGCTCCTCCGGGGATCGGGCAACATCGTTGATGTCACGGCGCGATGCGAGGGCTGTTGCCGGCTTTGTCCAAGTCGCGGACGGCAGCCACTTGAGCCCGGACGCCGTGCTCGTGACCGTGCCGCCCTGACCGTACTGCTCGCCCAGGATTGCGTAGGCTGACGACATCATGCCTCCACTAGCCGAGACACGACGCGCCACAGCGTACCGCCATCGGGCTGCACGTCCGGCGCCGCCGCGAACAGCATCACGCGGGTCACGCCGTCGCCGGCCCAGGTCACGTCCACCGGCAATAGTCGATTGCTGTCGTAGAAAGCCAACAGCGTTGCAACGTCGCCACGCTCGCAGACATGCGCGATCTGCAATTCGAGCTTGCGCCCGGCGAACAGCGCCCGTCCGCGCGCCGCGCCGGTGCTCGCGCGCTCGATCTGCACGTCGTCAATCCACGATTCGCGGGACTGCGTTGTCTGCCCCAGGCTCGGGTATGCGGCCATGTTATGCGCGCTCCAGTGTGTATGTTGTGGCGCCGATCTTGATCTGCGTGCCGGCAGGGATCAGGCGCGTGAATCCCGCCGACGCACCGATGAATCGGCGCGGGGCAAACAGCGTGCGCGAACCCTGCGCCGCAAGCGTCATCGTGACCGCCGCGGGCGTGACTTCCGCCGACGCGACGACGCCCGAGAACGCCAGCGTCAGGTCGTCGTCGGCCAGCGCAGCGGCATCGCCCGTCCAGATCCGCACCGCGCGGTCTGCGATGCCCTGCCCGAGCACGATCGCGCCGAAGGCGAGGTCGGCATTGCCGATCTCGAGCCGGGCCGATTGATTGCCGGCGCCGTCTGCCGACAGCCCTGACACGACGATGCGCTGGGCACCGGACCATGCGTATCCGCTCCACGTCACATCGCCTGCCGTCGATAGCCTGGACGTGGGCGCAAAGCCGATCTCGATGAGCGCGACTGGCCGAGTGATCGTAGCGGACGTCGCAGAAGAGAGGGCTTCTGTAAGGGTTCTCATAAGATTTATTTATACCACACCACTTAAAATCCTGCGAGGGTTGCAGGCGTACCTAAAATGCTCTGGAGCGCATCAGTAACCCACCTCTGCTGGCCTCAGGGCACGCAGCGCATCAGCGAGATCGGAGAGCCACGGCGTACTACCCGCTCTTGCAGTACCCGCTTCGATCCGGCTCACCGCTGCGGCCATGCGCAACGCGGCATCACGGATGGCACTCGCCGCTTCCTTCTGCGCGTCCGCTGCCTCGCTCTGCTTCTGCGCGGCCCGCTGCTGCGCCTGCGCCACATCGATCTGAGGCTTGTAGTCCAGCGGGGCCACAGACAGCCGCTGCTGCGCAAGCGCCTCAGCCTCGTAGAGCCGGTCGACAAACTCGCCAGCCAGCCGCTTCTGCTCGGACTCGTCCAGCAGGTTGAACGCCTGCGTGGTCTTGGAGTTAATCGCCTCGAACAGCGCCTGTACGTTCTTCGGGTCGTAGGCTGTTTCGAGCGAGGCCAGCAGCCCTTCGATCTCGTTGTCGAGGTATGCGTACTTGCCGGCGTTGTCCAGCACCGCCATTTCGATGTCGCGCACCGACTCCGCAGTCGTCTTGCTGATCGACGCGAACGCCTCATCCACCGCCGCCGACAGCGTGCTGAAAGCGCCCGACAGGTTGTAGACGCTGCGGTACGCCTCGCGCCCTGCCTCGGTCGTGATGTCGATCGAATCGGCCAGCTTGGCCAGCTCGATGTTCGAGCGCGGCATCGTGTAGCCGAGCTTCACGAACTGCTCGTTGAGCGCCTGCGTGGCCTGCTTCCACGCATCGTCCGCAGTGAATTCCTTGCCCAGGTCCGACAGCGCCTTGACGCGCATGTACGCGGCATCCAGCGCCTCGCCTTCGGCCTGCAGGGTGTTCGCACGCTCGATGTCCAGCTCACTGATGCCGGCGTTGATCAGGCCCAGCACGCTGACCATCTCCACCGCTTCGCGCGCCGTGCCGGTGATGTCGTTTTTCAGCCGGCGCCACTGGTCAATCGTGGCCTGTGGCAGCGTGCCCTCGTCGATGAGGTCGTCGAGCATGAGCTTGATCGCGTCCTCGCCACTCCCAAAGTTCATCGAGTTGTTGCCGTTGGCGACAGTGCCGAGCGGCGTCAAAAAGCCATGCGTCCCCTCATCACGGTTAATCTTCAGCCGCGTGCCATCACGGCCACCGATCATTGCTGTGACGCTGGCGTCGATCCCGGCCAACCCAGCAAAACTGCCAGTCAGCGCCGCAAGTGCCGCAGTCGCGTCGCGCTGCTCCTGGCCGGGGTCTTTCTTGCCGGTCATGCTGCCGACACCGAAAGTCCTGCCGGTCGCCGGGTCGAAGCTCGCCCAAGAAGATTTGTCCGAAGGCTTTTTGTCGAACAACCCGAGCGCCTGCGCCGCGAACAGCGCGGCGGCGATGTACGGCGCCGCCGCGCCGATTGCGCCCATCACAGACCCAGCGCTTGCTGCCGCCCCGCTCGTCACCCCAGACACCAGCCCCGCTTCAGCGAGGCCCGTCATCGCCGCAGCCGACGTGTAGCTGGTCATGCCCATGCCGGCAGCAAAGCTGCTGAGTCCAGTCATGCCAGTCGCACCGCCAAGCCACGACAGCCCTTTGGCCGTCATCCCCATCATGTCTATGCCGGGGACGCCGGGCATTCCGAAGCCGCCCGACGATCCGCTTCCGCTCGCCCCCGGCTGCCCGAACCCCATCGCATTCGTGATGCTACCCGCAACCGGCTGCACAATGGCCTGCACGATCGGACGCAGCACCATCGTGCGGAACAGCCCTTCGATGTACTCCTTGCCCGACTTGCCGCCTTCCATCAGGGCGTCGATCAGGGCGTCTTCGATGGCCTTGGCGGTGCGCTGCCAGTCTTGTGCGGCCTGGTCGGCGGCCTTCCTGTTGGCCTCTTCAGCGTCAATGCCGGCCGTCGCCTCTGCGATCCGCCGACGCGCTGCGATCTCGCGGTCGAGGTTTGCCAGATAGTCTTCTGTCGCGCCGTTCGCCGCCGCCATCGCGCGGACTTCTTCGAGTCGCGCAATCGTCGTTCGCTCAATCTCGTATTTGGTCAGCCCGTAGGTCGATAGCTCGGCTTCGAGCGCAAGCGCACGGGCTTCAAGCGCGCCCACGGTAGAGGCCAGCGCCTTGCCGTAGTCCTCTGCATCCTTTGCCGCCTGCTTCATCGCGGGCTGCTGCGCGAGCAGGGCGCCCTGTGCGTCGGTCAGGTCTTGCAGGCTGATCGCGCCGGTCTTGTATGCCGCGCCGAGCAGATTCCACTTCTTGAAGAAGTCGGCGGACAGCCCGGACGATTGCCCGAGCAGCGATTGCACGAGCTCACGCGAGGCTTCGGCCAGACGCTCGGCTGCATCTGCCGCAGACCGCGATGATCGCCCTGCGCCTGCGCCTGCCTTGTCGATTGTGACGTAGCCCTTAGCCATGCGCTCAAGGGCGTCTGATAGCGCGGACGATGCGGCATAGGCGTCTTTCTCGCCGGTCGCAAGGTCACGCATTGCCGTGGCGAGCGCGACGGCCTGCTTGTTGCCCGATAGCAGTTGCGTGCCGAACCGAGTGAATGCAGACCCTACGTCTTCAGTGCCGTCGCGCAGCCCCTTCAGGACCGGAGCGAGTTGTTCAGCGACTTCCAGCGTGACGCCAAGATCATCCGCAACGCGGCTGCCAGCCGTTCCGCCGCCTGTCAGCTTGTCCAGAAAGCCGAATTCGCCGATGCCTTGAATCGACGCGCCGAACGCCTTTTGAGACACAAGCCGCTGTGTCTCAATGAACGCCTGCTGGAACTTGATCTGCTCGATCGTCGCCGCGCGGGTTGCTGCGTTCGCGGCGTTGAACTGCTCATACAGCCCCGTCATGTCGAATGACTTGACCGTCTGACCAACCGCTCCAACGGCATCACTCAGCCCGGACATGGCGTCATCAAGGCTTTTCGCGCCGTCAGCCGAGTCGCCGAACAGGGTAATCATGTTAGGCAGCAGCGCAGCAACGACACCGATGCCAGCGCCAAGAGCACCAAACCCCCCGAGAAGCTGCGGCAGGTTCATGGACAGCGCCATAGCGGCAGACGTGCCGCCGTTGGTCTGTACGATAAAGTCTTGCAGCTGGTACGAAAGGTTTTGTATGCCGCCACGCATTCCCATGCTCGCGCCGGTAACATGCGTTTGCGCCCGCTCAAGCTCGCGCAGGTTGGCGAGCAGCGGCTCGAACTTGGCCTTATCCAGTCCGCTCGTATCAATGCGCAATTCCAGCCGCTGCGAAGCCGTCTTGCCGAGGTTTTGCAGCTCGGTCGTGGCGCGCTTGATCGACGAGACAATCCGGCCTTCCGCGCGCGTGAATTCCGTCGCGCTGCGGTCTGCGCCCGCGCCAATCTGATCGACGGCCTGCCCGGCCTGCCCCGATGTCTGCGTGACCTTCGCGGCCATCGAGTCGGCTTTCTGGCCGATGCGGTCGAAGGCGCGCTCTGCGCCCTCGCTCGACATCTCGACAACGCCTTGGATTTTTAGGTCATTCGCCATTAAATCAGCCTCTCATCGCCAGTATCGCCGCCGCTTCCATCACGCGGATATCATCAAACGCCCGATCCCATTCATCAGGATCGCCGTACTGCCGATCAATCAGCGGATACACAGCCTCATATCGCAGCCCCGTAGGACCGCCCATGCCTACCGCCCATTGCGTGCGCAGCATCGCAAACAGCGACACGACGCGCCAATTCTCGGGCCATATCTCGGCTTCTTCGGCGTAGTCCTCTGCCGTCAGCCCCGCCGCGGCCATTGCGCCCTCTGACGGCAGCGGGGTATAGAGCAGCCCCGCTGCCTCGGTCAGTTTCCCAGCCGGCCCTCGCGGCACGCGACGCCGAACGCCCTGAACATCGCCGGGATCACCGCTGCGCCGCAATCGGCTTCAAGCTCGATGATCGACTCGCGCGACAGCGGCACATCCAGCCCCCACGCATGCACGATGTCGAGCAGCATGTCTGCCGATCGCTCGCCGGACTGGCGATAGATGGATTCCCACGACGGCGCGTCGCCTTCATTTTGCAGCGCAGCAGACGCGACAATGGCGTCCTGCCATGCGCCAAACTCCGCCTTGGTCTTGTACTTGTACGTGACCGGAATCACGCCCTCGGTGCCGTCCGGCAGCGTGACAGCGACTTCGATTTCCTTGAAATGCTTCGGGCGATTGCCCAGCTTGATGATGTTTGCCATGTCTGTTTTTCTCGGCTGGATGAAAAAAGCCCATGCGGCTTACGTTCCGCAGGGCGTAAAAGCCCGCCGAAGCGGGCGGAGAGGGTCGGTTACAGGGCGCCCGCGTAGCGGGTCGGGCGGGCGCGGCCAGAGAACTGCACGCGCAGGCGGTCGATCTGGCCTTCCTGCTGCACCGGCACGGTGTTGATTGCGACGGTGCAAGGGATGTAGGTCGGATTGACGCCGCCTTTCTTCAGGATGCGCAGTACGGTGTCGGTCTGCACTTCGGACTGAGCGACCAGCGCGGCATAGCCGGCCGTTGTGGTGTCGTCGTCGATTTCCAGCGTGTAGGTCATCGCCGACCAGCCGTTGAAAATCGTGTATTCGTTTTCGTCTTCGACGAACTCATAGACGACGTTTTTCGGCTCGCCGCCCGACATGCTCGGGTTCATGACCTTCGGGATCTGCGTCCATCCAGTGATCTTCTTCACCGAGCCGATGCCGCTGCCAGCCGGGAAGAGCGCGCCGTTTCCGGTGTCGCAATTGACAAGGGAGAACGTATCGACCGTAAGCTGATCGACCTTGAACACGCGGCGATTGACCTTCGACCAGCCGCTCGAAAACTCGACGACATCGCCGTCGATCAAGCCGTGCGCGACGGCGGTGCATACCGCGCTAGATGCGTTGGTGACGGAAGTCACGGTGATCGGGCTACCGAAGGTAGTCGGGATCGAGTAGGTGCTGCCTTTCGGAAGTGAAGCCATTTTCTCGGGTCTCCAAAAACAAAAACCCGCCGAAATGGCGGGCGTAAAAAAGCCCGCTCAAGGCGGGCTGTCTGGTGTTGCGCGGGGCTTTGGCGTGACTCGCCCCGACGCCGTAATTCTACGCCTATCGGGCGCCGAAAATCTCGAACCGCTGGACGCTGCCATAGAGCCCGGTTTCGCGCTCGTGCGTCGATAGCGGCTCGCCCTGCGGCAGCGCCTGAAATGCGTCGGACGCGCAAATCGCGTCCTCGATCTGCCGGATCAAGCCCGCCGATTCCAGGCGCGAGCGCGACCATACATTGACCTGCATCAGCGGATAGCGGCTGTCTGCGGTGCCGTCGAGATACCGCAGGGACTCGCCGCCGATCTGTTGCCATGTCACATAGGGCGTCGTTGTGCCTTCGGGCGCCACGTCGGGATACGTGCGCGGGTTGATCGCCTTCAGCAGCGTGACAAGATCGGTTTCGATGCTCATACCTTCGTGACCTCTTCGACGTAGCGCCTTTTGATCGCATCGCGGACTTGCGCGCGCGTCTCTGTGACCGCGCGGGCGATGAATGATTGTGCCGGCGCGCGGCTGGTGCCGACTTCGACCATTGCGCCATAGGGCGCCTTCGTCGCATTCCATGAAACGTGATAGACGGAAACGTCCTTGTAGCTGTTGTCCTTCGAGAACGCCTGATAGATCGAATCGCGCAGGGTTCCGGGCTTGAACGGGCCATATACGCGCCCCTCGATCTGGAACATATGCGGCGCATCCGACACAGGCGCAAGCTGCTTTGCGCGCTCATAGACGATCTGCGCGCCGGCCTGCGCTGCTGGTCGCGTTGCCTTTCGCAGCTTCTCGACCTCTTGCGCCATCTCCTGCTTGAACTTCTGCATGTTGATGCTGATCTTCAAGCCCATGATCAGCCTCGCATGAACTCGACACGCACTTCCCCGCGCAGCCTGCGAGTCAGAACGCGCTTGCGGTGCTTGTCCAGACGCACAGGGTTGTCGCAGACCTCA